GTATATTGTATCTACAGGGGTAGCGCCGGTGAGCGCCTCAAACACTTCACCTGCTGCACTGCCTTCCAGCGCAAGTTTTACTTCTTCGGCTAAACTCGTTATCTCAGTCGCTCCCCATTTAATCACTGCGGGGCCTAAGTCCCTTGTCGGTCCCATAGTCATAGTCGTTCTCCTTTATAACATGTTAGTTACATTTACATCGATGGGCATAGAAAACACATGTCTCCTGCCCGATTCGTCCAGACCCAGATAATACGGTGTACTACATTTGATATTACAGATATAGATTGCGCCGCTTCCCACTGGGCCAACCGTTACCTGTATCTTGCCGTGCAGAAAATTAAATACCGTATACGCATTATTCCTTGCCACGAACCTTGTTGTCGCCCTTGCGTATAACGTAAGGGGTATCTGTCGCTTGTCGATTAGCCAACCGTCCACCAGACCCGGCGCGGTTTCCGTAATCACCGTGCACTCATCTATCTTGTCCGAATCTACGCCATCCGCAAATAGCGTAGTTCCCAAGGTTAGTGAGGTATTCACATCTATGTACTCACACAATTCCTGTATCATAGTCTCGCCGCCGATGCGATAATGGCAATGTACTCTTCTGCATTACCATATAGTTTTTCAGATAGGTAATGGGTACCTGCTCCCCTCTGTGTTTTGCTTGGGAACTGTTCATGTTGTATGGCTGCATAGGGCGCATTGAACACCACACAGGCCTCATAGTTCCCAGGGGTTATCGGTTCCCCCCCATAAATAGTAGGCTTATACATCCCTGTCGCCCCTTCGCCATACACGACCGAGTTAGATGTCCTTACCCCATTGACAAATGTTGCCCCAGACGCCCTTAATTCTCCCGGAATACGCTTGTCTTTAGGGGAATACCCAGGACGCTTGATTGGTGTAGTAGGCAGTCCTTCGACAGTATCCACCATTAGTTTATGTCCTGCTGCCGCCAACCCTGCTTTTAGCCTCTTTGGCATTATCTGTTTGTCCAGCCGCTCAAAGGCTGCCATAGCTGGCCGTATATCAATCGACATACTCATGCTACGTAACATATACGTTCATGCTCCTTACCGAAAAATCTCTCCCCTTAGTGATCCTTACAATGGCATGTTCCATACCATCAAATATTACCTTGTCTTTATAACTTATGGTGTTGGTTGCCCTCGTAGCAAAGTCTGTTACAATAATGTCTCGCGGTAGCATATAGACCTTTGCCATGCTCACTACTATCTCCCCCGCCTCATTCTGTATACGGTGTTCGCCATAATCTATAAATGCCCGTACATTAAGGTCTGTGGGAGTATTTGGTGTTTGCCATTTATCCATACCCTTGTCCTGTCTGAGTACGATGGTGTCTACCAGGTATGCCCCTATCATTCCGCCCCCTCGTCAGCGACTCTATTTGCAAATGCGTCATAGCCCACTCCCTCCTCCTCGTTACGTTCCAAATTCACGAGGTACGCAGGGCGTTCGGTGTCATAGGTATCCAGTAATTGTGCCACAACCGGCGGAATAGGAAATTCTATAGAACCCCCCCGCGAGTAAGATTCCTTTACCACACCCGCCTGTATAACCCCCTGCACCCTCAACCCCATCCGTAGATCCAAATCGGGCTGATGTTGGAGCAGGAACAATGCCATCTCACACTGCGCATCCTTTATCGGTTGTGTGGCTGTGGCGGGCAAGCTGTATTTACCGCATTGCAACCACTTATAGGCAGTTATCAACGCTGGTATGTTATCAGATGCGCCATTTACCCAATAGCCGGACGCTCCCAACCTGTCTGAAAAATATGTGTTGGCTTCGGCTTCCGTTACCCAACTGTTTGTTCCAACTACGATTGCGGACATTAGCAATTCCCCTATCTTGTATTATACTCAAATATAGTCATTATTTAATTTCTGTAAAGGACAATTTTCAACTATTGTGTTATTTTTTAGGGATTACTCACCACTATACCCTTATAGATAACAAATAACGCCCGTAATCACTACATCCTAACCCACTCGCAATATTATGCAATTCGTCCAGTGTGATATACCCTTTTCGGTAGGCCATCTCTTCTGGGCTTGCCACTACCACTCCTTGCCGTTCTTCCACTGCCTGCACGAAATTCGCCGCCTGTAATAATGACTCATGTGTGCCTGCGTCCAGCCATGCTACACCTCTACCCAATACCACAACACTCAACTCGTGCTGCTCCATATACGCCCGATTCACATCAGTTATCTCCAATTCCCCTCTACCAGACGGGGAAAGGGTTCTGGCAATGTGTACTACATTATTATCATAAAAGTATATACCTGGTATTGCATATTCAGATTTAGGGTGGGATGGTTTCTCCTCAATAGACAATACCCTACCATCTGTATCAAACTCCACTACCCCATACCGTTCGGGGTCTTTTACCTTGTAGGCGAATACTGTAGCCCCATGAGTTAATTGGGCTGCCTTAGTCAGTTGCCCTGTCAACCCGTACCCATATAGCATATTATCCCCTAACACCAGACACACCGGGCTATCCCCTATAAACTCCTCCCCAACTATAAATGCCTCAGCTATACCGTTCGGGTGGGGTTGGGTAATGTATGTAAACTTAACCCCCCACTGGTATCCACCGCCCAATAATTTCATAAATGACGGTAGTGATTCCGGGTTGCTTATCACCAGTATATCCCTTACCCCCGCAGACATCAGCAACGACAATGAATAGTATATCATAGGTTTATTGTAAATAGGTAATAAGTGTTTATTCACCGCCACAGTGGTTGGGTAGAGGCGCGTATTCCGTCCCCCGGCCAGCAGTATGCCTTTCATTATACAACCCCCCGCTCACTGTAGTTGTATTTAACCCACGCCAAGTATTCTGGTTTGTTGCATATCCCCTTCACCCATTCAGGATTCCCAACATACCATTGTATGGTCTTGGTAAGCCCGCTTTCCAGTGTCTCATGGGGTTCCCATCTCAGTGTTTGCTGTAGCTTACTATAGTCTATCGCATACCTGCTATCATGCCCTTTACGATCCTCCACATGCGTAATCAGTTCGGCATACGCCTTCCCATCTTTGCGGGGTATTATCTTATCCATCAACCCACATATAGTCCCCACCATCTCAAGGTTGGTAGGTCTGTACCCCCCACCCCCCACATTATATGTCTCCCCTATGTCGCTCGCCATCACTACAGCCTCTATTGCCCGGCAATGATCCTCCACATACATCTAATCCCTAACCTGAGTCCCTTTCCCGTACACCGGTATTGGTTTATCCCCCAATGCGTTGAGTATAGTCATAGGCACCAGTTTTTCGGGATGCTGCCGCGGGCCGTAATTGTTAGAACAATTTGTAATCGTGTATGGTATGCGGTGAGTCCTGCCGTATGCCCTTACCAGATGATCTGCCGCTGCTTTAGACGCAGAATAAGCCGAGTTAGGCATATATGGGCTATCTTCTGTCCAAGGCGTCTCTGTGGCCTCTAATGACCCGTAAACCTCGTCTGTGGATACATGATGAAATATTGCCCGTTGGCACCTGTAGTCAGCCCTACCTCCCCACAGCCGCCTCACGCCTTCGAGTAAGGCCAATGTCCCTATGACGTTGGTGCGTATGAATACTTCTGGGTTGTCTATAGCCCTATCCACATGGGTCTCCGCAGCAAAATTAACTACAGTATCAATGTGGTTTTCGGCCAATACGTCATCCACCAGTTGTTTATTATTAATACTACCCGGGATGAATATATGCCGGTAAGGATCGGGCAGATTACCCAGATTACTCATATCCCCAGCATAAGTCAATGCGTCTACATTGAATATGCGTATATTAGGATATTTACTTAGCATGTGCCGAATGAAGTTTGCCCCTATGAACCCGGCGCCCCCTGTTACCAACACATTCTTCATACTACCTCCCCTACTGCGGCTTGCCTCGATACTTTACCATTGGCCAAACAAACACAGCATGCAGGCATATTATACCGATCCACACCATCCATAAACACTGCCCAGTTGTCATATATCGGTATCGACCACCTGGTATCGTGGGGGTCAAGTCCCACCCGCCGCATATTGGAATAGAAATTGGCGCACGGATACACACGCTGCCCGAACACCTCCACCCGGTCGCATCCACACTCAGCCGGAAGCACATTATCGAGCGGGTGATCTGGGTGAACCTGGTGAGTAGACGGCGTAATAATCACCATCCTATCCCCATACTTCCCCTTCAACTCATAAGCACCCGCCTTATATGTATTCGCCTCTTGTGTTATAACATGCTCAACAACCCCATCGTCCAACACCCGCATGAGAGGTTTAATAGACTTACAATTAGACCATACCTCCACATGGTCAAATGCCCCCGATGTACTGAGTATGCGGCACCCTTCATACAGGTTTCTCCATAATGCCGGTTCACCCCCAGTGATATGCGCCCATGTAAAATGCAACCCAAGCTCATTAACCCTCCGGCAAATAGTCCTGACCTCATCCAATTTCATTTGGTAGTCGGAGAAGTCGGCACGCCAGGGTGTCTGGGTGCAGTTCGGGCAACTCATATTACAAGCCCCTACAGGCATAATGGATAACTGGAATTGGTTCATATCGGTTCCCCCACTTTGTTACTGTCCATTGCCGTATCCCACACCTTACCGTTGGCTAAACATACTGAGCAGGCGGCGGTATTATACCTGTCCATACTCATAAAGTACCCGTACCAATCGTCATCCATTGCAGCCCATAGTCTGGGGTTGTTTACATCCCACCCCATTCGTTTGGTATTGTGGTATGCCCCGGGGCAAGAATATACTTTCCCATCAAACACTGTGATCTGGTCGCAACCACATAACGCCGGTAATGAGTTAGGTATTGGGGCAGTAGGGTGTATTTTATGCACACCCTGGGCAGTAATACTCACCTTATCTGGATGTGCTTTCCTGAGCCTTTCCACACCACCCTTTGCCATATTTACAGTCTGCACTACTACCTTGTCTGCCAGTCCGTTATCCAGCAGTTTGATTAGGGG